CGGGCGGAGCCAAGATTAACCTGACACAGATGGCCGTGGGGGATGGTGGTGGTTCATTGCCTACACCCGTACCCACGCAAACTAAGCTGATTGCAGAAAAACACCGCGCCGCACTTAATAAAGTGATCGTTGATACCAAAAAGAAGAATTATTTAGTGGCCGAGTTGGTTATTCCACCGGAGATTGGCGGCTTCTGGATGCGTGAGCTGGGGTTGTATGACGACACCGGCGCATTGATTGCTGTCAGTAACATGGCCGAGAGTTACAAGCCGCTGTTATCTGAGGGCTCAGGCCGTGCTCAGACCCTGCGCATGGTGGTGATTATCAGCGATATGGACACGGTAAATTTGCTGATTGATAGCTCAACGGTGCTTGCTACACAGGAATACGTTGACGATAAATTGCTGGAGCATGAGCAATCGCGCCGCCATCCTGACGCCACGCTCAAAGAGAAAGGTTTTACCCAATTGAGCAGCGCGACCAACAGCACCAGTGAGACGTTGGCCGCTACGCCGAAAGCCGTCAAGGCTGCTCATGATTTGGCTAACGGCAAATACACCGCGCAGGATGCGAGCACGACTCAAAAAGGGATTGTTCAGCTTAGCAGTGACACTGATAGCAACAGTGAGACATTAGCCGCCACACCCAAAGCCATCAAAGCCGCAAATGATAACGCCAACGGACGTGTGCCCAGTGGGCGCAAGGTTAACGGCAAAGCATTAAGCGCGGATATTAGCTTGAATGCCGATGACGTGAAGGCGTTTCCGGTCAATGCGGTCAGTACTGTAGAGAGTGAAAAAGGTGTGGCATGGAATGCGCCCAGCGGACTTTACGTAGGGAAACGCAGCGGTGATAGCGTTTTAATTGTCCACTTTTACGTGACGCCGAGTTCTTGCCCTTCGTTGCAATTCAAAGCCAACTATAGAAATGGCGGTCTTTACTACCGTTCAGCCCGCGACGGATATGGTTTTGAAAAGGAATTTGAACCGCTTAATACCGTACCCGTAGGTTCTCCAATTGCTTGGCCTTCCGACGTCATTCCCGAAGGTTATGCGTTAATGCAAGGGCAATCCTTTGATAAGGCCGCCTATCCTTATCTTGCTGCAGCTTATCCATCTGGTGTTATCCCTGACATGCGTGGCTGGACTATCAAAGGGAAGCCTGTGAGTGGCCGCGCCGTGTTATCGCAAGAGCAAGACGGCATTAAATCGCATAATCACAGTGCCAGTGCATCGAATACAGATCTAGGTTCTAAAACAACTAACAGCTTTGATTACGGCACAAAAACAGCAAGCACGTTCGACTACGGAACCAAGACCACATCAAATGGTGGTGTTCATAACCACGCAAATATTCCTCTCTACGGGCATGGCGGCGGTGGGAACTATGACACCTTCGCCTGTGGTGATTCTGCTACGGCTAACCTAGGAAAGCGGGGAACAACAACAAACTCAGTAGCGCATGCCCATACCGTTGGTATCGGCTCGCATAATCACACTGTGGGAATTGGTGCGCACAGCCATACCGTTGCCCTTGCCCTTGGTGCTCATGGACATACGATCACGGTAAACGCTGCCGGCAACGCCGAGAACACCGTCAAAAACATTGCCTATAATTACATAGTGAGACTTGCATAATGGCCGCTTTCAAGTTTACGAATAAAGACCAAACGTTGACCGTCTATAACCTGTCGTCTGATACCTACGAACTTATTAGCGTGGGGGATTGTTTTGTTCCAGCGAATACCGGTTTACCGGCTTATTGCACCAACATAAAGCCGCCTAAGGAAAAGGCCGGTTTTGCGATTATATTTGATGTGGAAAACAGTACATGGCAATACATTGCCGATCATCGTGGCGTGACCTGCTGGAATACACTAAACAGCCAAATGCAGGTGATCGACATGCTCGGCGATATACCGAACGATATGACCGATAAAGCACCTGCTAGCGATTTCGATACGTGGGATGGCAAAGCATGGGTTAAAAATGCACATGCTGAGAAAGATTTTCATACTGAAATGGCCGTGCGTGAGTTTAAAGAGCGAATGAGCCTTGCGACAACCCGTATTAGCACCTTACAAGATGCGGTTGAATTAGGTATGGCAACAGATTCTGAGGTTGATGGTTTGAAATCTTGGCGCCAGTATCGTGTTTTGCTAAGTCGCGTTGATACTTCTGCGGCGCCAAATGTTGATTGGCCAGATCTTCCATATTGAGACTAACAGCGGGGTGTAGATCCCGCTGCTTATTGGTAGTTCTTCTTTTCGATATATACGGTGTCTGATTGGATGTTCTTATTCACGAACGCCATTGAACCAATTATGACATTATCACCGATGGTTAGATTATCACCGATAATACAAGTATTAGCCCCAATTTGAATATTATCGCCAATGAATATACACCCGCTAGTATTGTTCACTGTTGTTTTTACGCCAATCGTCACGCATTGTCTAATGACCGCATTATTGCCGATTTTTGCTTTGTCGGATATTACAATACCCGTGAAATGCTGAATGTATGGATTAAAGCCAATTGAAGCCCCTAACATGATTTCTATATTGTAGTCTGCCATTAATCGTCGTTGAATTCTTCTTGCGGCTTTTCTACCTGTTCCTACAGGGCTCGTGAACATAAAGTTGGCAAGTCTCCACCAGAACCAGAATGTCCCATTTAGATCGTTGTTGTCTCTAGCCTTTTTATAACTTCTATATACTTGATACCACGTAAACTTATCATGATTTATCAGCTCAGATTTCCAAAAGGTGATTAAGTTCTCAGTATTATTTAAAAGTAGAAATTTTATTATTTTAATGTATGGCATTTTTTATAAAGTCATTAAAAGTGAGGGGGTAAGATTACCATAATTCAATACCCATACAAATCGCGTGAATACTTTCAAATGATATATTATAAATTTGAATTGATTTTAATGGCTGTAGTGAATAAAGCAACTGAGCTATTTAAATAGTTATTGTCAGGTATAGCTGGCGCCCAATGCAGAAAAAATGATAAATGGCAGACACCTGAAGGCTGATTACTTTGGGTATTGTGCCAACGTTGTCACAATGCCCACTGCATGATTCTTTTTTCCCTCTCTTCCACCATAGCGGAACACCTGAACAGGAGATCCGCTTTATGGCTCAAGATTATCACCACGGTGTGCGTGTCCAAGAAATTAACGAAGGCACGCGCACCATCACCACCGTCAGTACGGCCATCATCGGGATGGTTTGCACCGGCGACGATGCGGACCAAACCGCGTTCCCTCTTAATAAGCCCGTGCTTATCACTGATGTGCTAAGCGCAATCGGTAAAGCAGGCACCACCGGCACACTGGCGCAATCCTTGGATGCAATTGCTGACCAGTGTAAACCCATTGTGGTGGTGGTTCGTGTCGAGCAGGGAGAAACCGAAGCGGAAACCACGACCAATATTATTGGTTCGGTCACCGCAGAGGGCAAGAAAACCGGACTAAAAGCGTTACTGGCCGCGCAGGCTCAGTTGGGCGTTAAACCGCGCATTCTAGGTGTTCCCGCACATGATACACAGGCCGTTGCCACCGAGCTGGCTTCAATTGCGCAGCAGCTGCGCGCCTTCGCTTATGTGAGCGCCTACGGCTGCAAAACCATTGAGGAAGTGATCGCCTATCGTGAGAATTTCAGCCAACGTGAACTGATGCTGATTTGGCCCGACTTTATCAACTGGGACACGGTGACCAATGCAGATGGTATTGCGTATGCCACTGCGCGTGCGTTGGGGCTGCGAGCCAAGATTGATGAAGAGACCGGCTGGCATAAATCCCTGTCAAACGTGGGTGTGAATGGTGTTACCGGCTTGTCTGCTGATGTCTATTGGGATTTGCAGGACCCTGCCACCGATGCCGGATTACTCAACCAGAACGACATTACCACGCTTATTCGCAAAGACGGTTTTCGTTTTTGGGGTTCCCGCTGCTGCTCGGACGATCCGTTGTTTGCCTTTGAATGTTACACCCGCACCGCTCAGGTATTAGCTGACACGATGGCTGAAGCGCATATGTGGTCGATTGATAAGCCACTGACGCCATCGCTGGTGCGCGACATTGTCGAAGGCATCAACGCCAAACTGCGTGAAATGGTTTCAGGTGGCTATCTGCTAGGCGGGCGTTGTTATTTGGATGCGGATAGTAATACCAAAGACACGTTAAAGGCGGGCAAGTTGTTGCTGGATTACGACTACACCCCCGTCCCGCCGCTGGAAAACCTGCTGTTACGCCAGCGTATCACTGATTCATACCTGATGGATTTCACATCAAAGGTAAAGGCTTAGGGCTAGGGGGAACGAACAATGGCATTACCTCGCAAGTTTAAGTATCTGAACATGTTCAGCGATGGCATCAACTGGATGGGGATTGTGGAATCTTTCACGCTGCCAAAACTGACCCGTAAGTTTGAAAAATACCGTGGCGGTGGCATGAACGGCTCGGCGGATATTGATCTGGGTCTGGATGATGGGGCGTTGGAGTGTGAATTTACGCTGGGCGGCACGGAGTCGCTGCTATTTCAACAATGGGGTGCGGCAAAGGCGGACGCAGTGATGCTGCGTTTTACAGGCTCCATTCAGCGCGACGATTCCGGCGAAGTGCAGGCCGTCGAAGTGGTGGTGCGCGGACGCCACAAAGAAATTGACGGCGGTGATACCAAGCAGGGCGACAGCTCAACCACCAAAGTCAGTTTTTCACCGACGTATTACAAATTGACGATTAACGGCGAAGAGCTGATCGAAGTTGACACTATCAACATGATTGAGCGGGCAAACGGCGTTGATTTACTTGAAGCGCACCGCACGGCTATTGGCCTGTAATTCTCATTTTATGCGCGGTCAGCGCCGCGCTTATTTCATTAAGTAGGTATCACTATGACAACGAAGAAGAACAACGACGCGGCACCGCCTGTAACCGTAGATATTGCCACCGGCGAAGTGACCGAAAAAACCGTGGATTTAGATACGCCCATTCAACGTGGAAACACCACTATCACACAGATTGTGGTGCGCAAACCGCAGTCGGGGGCATTGCGCGGTTGCCGTCTACAAGCGTTGATGGAAATGGATGTGGACAATATGACGCTGGTCCTGCCACGAGTAACGACGCCCACGCTCACCCGTGCCGAAGTCCTGATGCTCGATCCGGCAGACTTAATCACCTTGAGTACGGAGGTGGTGCTTTTTTTGCTGCCGAATCGGGTGAAGTCCGATATCCCGACAGTTTAATGGTGGAAGATTTGGTGGCGGACGTTGCTACCATTTTCCACTGGTCACCAGCCGTCACTGACAACATGTCACTGCCTGAACTGCTGGAGTGGCGGCATCGAGCTATTTTACGCAGTGGTGCGAGTGATGAGTGATAAAAATTTGCGGCTGCAGGTGGTCCTCAGCGCCGTTGATAAACTAACCCGACCTTTCAAAATGGCACAGGCCAGCACGCGAGCGCTGGCTCAAGATGTCAAAAATTCCCGCGATGAGCTTAAAAAGTTAAGCGATGCTAGCGCACAGATAAAAAGTTTTGAGAGCCTACAAAAAGCGACAACTAAAGTAGGGAAGCAACTTAATTATGCGAAGCTGAAGGCAGAGTCTTTTCAAGCTGTAATGGCCTATGGCGTGAGCCAAAATAATGGCGGCATGGTCTGGGAAGCGAAGCTGGCACTGGAAAAGCAAAAAATGGCTATTTCAGGGCTAGAAGAAAAGCAGGCCAAGTTAGTAAAGCGCTCCAAAGAGGTCAAAGCAGAGCTTTATCGGGTCGGTATCTCTGCCAATGATGGCGCATCTGCCACGGCCCGCATTAGCCGTGAAACTGCAAAATATAACCAGCAGCTTGCCGAACAGGAACGCAAACTAAAACGCGCCGGTGAGCAACAGCGCAAACTCTCTGCAGCTAAGGCCCAATACGGCAAAACGCTGGAGATGCGCAACCGGATTGCCGGTGTGGGAGCGACGTCGACGGCGGCAGGGTTAGCCGTCGGCGCGCCCGTCCTTGGGGCGGTAAAAAGCTACAGCCAGATAGAGGACGCCATGAAAGGCGTCGCCAAGCAGGTCAATGCTCTATTGGACGATAAGGGCGGACGCACGGCGCAGTATTACGAACTGCAAAAAGACATCCAGCGCCTAAGTGAAACGCTGCCGATGGCGAACGGCGCAGCTGATATTGCCGCGTTGGTGGAAGGTGGCGCGCGTATGGGGGTGACGAACGACAGCGATTCGTGGGCGAAGCAGAAAAAAGACCTACTAAACTTTGCTGCTGTATCGGCAAAGGCATCCAAAGCCTTTGAAATGCCCGCCGACCAGTTAGCGGAAGATCTCGGCAAGATTGCGTTTCTGTACAAAATCCCTATCAGCAATTTGGAAGAGCTGGGCGACACGCTCAACTATTTGGACGATAACGCGCAATCCAAAGGGGCGGACATCATCAATGTGATGCAGCGCATGGGCGATATTGCCGACAAGATGGATTACAAACAGGCGGCGGCGTTGGGGTCCACCTTCCTTTCCCTTGGTGCTGCGCCAGAGGTGGCAGCGTCAGCGAGTAAGGCGATGGTGCGTGAATTGGGGATCGCATCCATGCAGGGCAAACGCTTTATTCAGGGAATGAACACGCTGGGCCTGAATGCGAATAAATTGGAAAAAGGCATTGCCAATAATGCGGTAGCGACCATTCAGGATGTGTTGGGGCGCATCAAGGGATTGTCTAAAGAGAAACAGCTGAGTGTGATGACGCAGCTGTTTGGCAAAGAGTTTGGCGACGATGCGCAAAAGCTAGGGCTTAACATTGATGAATTTATCCGCCAGCTCGACCTAACGCAGAAAGCAGGGGCTAAAGGTTCAATGCAGCGCGAGTCTGACATTGATAAAAACTCCCTCTCTTCCCAGTACCTGCTATTGCAAACCGGTGTCAAAAATACCTTTGCTTCACTGGGGGAAACGCTGCGTGATCCGCTCCTGGAAGTGATTGACCTCGCCAAGCGTGCCACCGGTGCCTTTCGTCGCTTTGTTGAAGAAAATCCACGGCTGGCCGGTGGGTTCGTTAAAGCAGCCGCCGGTGCTTCTCTGCTTTTAGCTGGGTTTGGTGGACTTGCTATCACGCTAGCTGGACTGCTTGGTCCTTACGCTGCTTTACGCTTTGGGCTCAGTTTGCTGGGAATGAAGTTGCCAAGCATTATCGGTTTGCTCGGTGGTTTGGCTAAAGTCTTTCGCTTTGTCGGTACGGCAGTGTTGTGGCTAGGGCGTGCAATGTTGGCTAACCCTCTATTGGCTATTCTGGCGGGCATTGCGATGGCCGCAATTTATATCTGGCAGAACTGGGACACGTTGGGACCCAAAATCAAGGCGCTATGGGCCAGTATTAGCCAATGGACAAGTGAAACATGGAACGCGATCACGTTGTTTATCGGGAATAAATGGGCGGAAATTGTGGCAGGTGTACAAGCGTTACCGGCGCAGTTTGTCGAGGCTGGGCGCAATATGATCGACAGCCTGCTGGCGGGAATTAATGAGAAGTGGGAAACCTTGAAAGCCAAACTCACATTGTTATCCAGCTATCTGCCGGACTGGATGAAATCAGACAAAACAGCGGGGCCGGTTGTTGGGGCCCGTGGTACGCCAATCCCGAGTCCGTCGGGTCTAAGCTTTGCGGGAATGTATGACAGCGGTGGCACCATCCCATCAGGGCAGTTTGGCATCGTTGGGGAGCGTGGGCCTGAGTTGGTTAACGGTCCTGCACGTGTGACGGGCCGCAAACAAACAGCGGTTATGGCAGCCGTAGCCGCGCTGGGCATGAGTGCCGCAGTTCCTGCTGCCGCTGCGCCTCTCCATCCATTCAGTTTACCGGCGGCAGAGTATCGGCCTGCACCGGTGGTGGCGGTTAATGCGGCCAGTACATCACCGGCGGTAGGTAACCACACCGAGATCCATATTCACGCCGCGCCAAATAAATCGCCGCAAGATATTGCGCGCATGGTGATGCAGGCAATGGATGAGCGGGATCGTAAACAGCAGGCGCGGGCGCGCAGTGGATTTAGTGACAGGGGGATTTTCTGATGATGCTAACGCTGGGATTATTTGTGTTTATGTTGCAAACGGTGCCTTATCAGGAGCTACAGCTGCAAAAGGCATGGCGTCACGCCACGAATAGCCGTGTGGGTCTACGCCCCTCGTCGCAGTTTTTGGGGCCGGATACTGACACCGTGACACTGACAGGGCAGCTATTCCCCGCCTTAACCGGTGGACGGCTCTCAATGCTTACACTTGAGATGATGGCGGAAACCGGCAAGGCGTGGTCCTTGCTGGATGGTGCGGGAACGATTTACGGCATGTTCGTGATCGAGAGTATTAATCAAACGAAAAAGGTTTTCTTTCGTGACGGCTCGGCGCGCCAGATTGAGTTCACCATTACGTTAAAGCGCGTGGATGAATCGTTGGCTGAAATGTTTGGTGATCTGGGTGACCAACTCAATCAGATGAAAGACAGTGCTACGGATGCACTAAGCGGGATGTTGTCATGATCGCGCCGGACTGGATAAGCGGGCAGGATAATGCCCCTGCATTTAGTTTGAAGATGGACGGTGATGACATTACGGCAAAGATTGAAAAGCGCCTGATGTCGCTGACGTTAACAGATAACCGTGGCTTTGAAGCTGACCAGTTGGATATTGAGTTGGATGATACCGACGGTGCGCTAGCGTTACCGCGCCGTGGTGTTGGATTAACGCTCTCTCTTGGATGGAAAGGCAAACCGTTAACCCCTAAAGGCTTATTTGTGGTGGATGAGATTGAGCATTCCGGTGCGCCGGATAAGCTGACCCTGCGTGCGCGTAGTGCCGACTTTCGGGACACCCTAAATATCCAACGCGAGGCCTCGTACCACGACAAAACGCTGGGCGACATCGTGACGACCATTGCCAAGCGCAACACGCTGGATGTGGCATTGGATAGCACGCTGGAGAAGGTAAAAATCCCCCATGTCGATCAAACCAATGAATCAGACGGCAGTTTTTTGACGCGATTGGCAAAGCAAGAAGGCGCAGTGGCGTCGGTGAAAGGGGGCAAGTTGCTGTTTATCCGCCAAGGGCAGGGCAGAACGGCCAGTGGTAAACCCATCCCAGCAGTCACGATCAAACGCAGCGATGGTGACCAGCACCGCTTTGGATTGGCTGATCGTGGGGCTTATACCGGCGTTACTGCGAGCTGGTTAAATACGCGAGAGCCAAAGAAAAAAGAGCAGGTAGCGGTCAAGCGTAAACGCAAAACTAAGAGTAAGGCGAAACCCAAGGAGCCGGAGGCTAAACAGGGGGATTACCTGATGGGAGCTGAAGGCAATGTGTTGGTGTTGGGTCACACCTATGCCAATAAGGGCAACGCTGAGCGAGCAGCCAAGGCAGCATGGCAAAAATTGCAGCGCGGGGTGGCGACGTTTTTCATCCAGTTGGCCCGTGGTCGTGCCGAGTTATACCCAGAAATACCGGTTAAGGTTCAGGGATTCAAGAAGGAAATAGACGCGGCGGACTGGTTGCTAACGACGGTTACGCATTCTTTAAGCGATGGCGGCTATACAACGGCGCTAGAGCTGGAAGTGAAGATTGATGATCTAGAAATGGAATGAGAGATGCTTTACTGAATACTTTTTGTTTATAATGTTCTCAATATCGAACTCTGTGGGAGGTAAGTTATAATGATGAATTGTCCGTTGTGTGGATGTGCAGCACATACCCGCAGCAGTTTTGTTGTCACTAGTGAAACCAAAGAACGTTATAACCAATGTACGAACATCAATTGCGGCCATACGTTTATCACTCATGAAACGTTTGTCCGTTCGATCATGATTCCGGGCAAAGTGATTGAAGCGCAGGCACATGCAAAGGGGCAACAACCTAGCCTATCGTTCTAAAGCGTTAAAATTATTTTTGAAGGGAACC